ATGGAGCTATTGTCCAACTTTCCAACAATGACATCTTAAACTTTGATGAGGTTCTCTCCTTACCATTAGAGAAGTGTTTGTTATACCTTGCATACCAAGCTGATTACAATCAATTACAGGGGTTAATGCACAAAGAAGTTATGAACTCCAATACATAACACCAATTGGTTGTTAAAGACAAAAGAATAAAATGTTCAATAAGAAACACATCCCAAAACCGAACAAATATGAGAGAAGCTGGGGTTTATCATCTCCAAAGAACTCTCGTAGAGGTTGTTTGTGTAGAAACCGAAATGAATACTCGGTTAGATGTTGTGATGGATTACTAATTGAACAGGGTATTGGAAGAATAAGCGCAGTAACTGGAAGTCTATGAAAAGGTATAGAGTAGCATGGAAGGATAATCAAAATTATCGTAATTCCAAAGGTGGTATCGTAAAAGGACCTACTCAGGGATTAGCAGTTCCTAAAACAAATAGACGAGGTTGTTTGTGTTTAGATTCCAATAATTATTCAAGGGAGTGTTGTGATGGATTATTGATAAACCAAAGTATAGGAAGATTACAAGCACCACCAGTTCAAAGAGGAGCTTTCTCAAGAGCATTCTCATCTGATTTTGATGTTATTAGATAAACACTATGAGCCAATTAACAAAAGACCAATTACAAGCGGAAAATCAAAGTAATTTTCCCAATAATAATACAGGGTTTATAACCGCTGAAAGACTAAGGGACTTCAACTCCGATATGATTGATTCATTGGTGGATGAAGGTAGTTATAATGTAGATTCATCTTCATTCTCCTCATCTATCATAAACCTACAAGACCAAATTGATGGTTTAGTAGCCAGCGGTAGTGGTGTAGTAGTGCAAGAAGAAGGTACAACATTGGGTGTAGCAACTACATTAAACTTTGTAGGTGATGCAATCACAGCCTCATTTGGAGGTGGTATAGCTACCATAAATGTAAATGCAGCTGCTGTATCCGTTGATACCTCATCATTGGTAACAACCGCATCATTTAACGCATATACACAATCAACTGATTTAAGATTAGATAGTTTAGAGACGGAGACAGGCTCACTCCAAACTCAAATTGATTCTCTTACATCCGTTACTGGTGGGTATGCAACAACTGCATCCGTAGATGCCCTTTCTTCTTCATTAGAAAGCAGATTAACAACTGATGAGGGTAATATATCAACCAACACTACAAACATCAGTAATTTAACTGCTAAGACTGGTTCTTACGCTACTACTGGTAGTAATACATTTAATGGTGACCAATTATTTAATGGTTCACTTAATGTAACAGGAGACATCACAGCTTCTAAATTATTAGTTCAAATTGAAACATCATCAGTAATCTATTCATCTGGCTCTAACCAATTTGGTGATGCGGCAGATGATGTTCAAACTCTTTATGGTTCAGTTAGAGTAGTAAACGAATTAACGGCAAGTGGACTAAACTATCCAACAGCTGATGGCCAAACTGATATGTTTGTAACTACGGATGGAGCTGGTAATCTTTCTTTAGACTGGGTTAAAACACTTCACCAAAACATTCACAACGCTGAAACCTCATCAATCCTTAAAGGTACACCTTTATTTGTATCAGGTGCAACTGGTGATAATGCAAATGTATATATAGCAAGAGCAGGACAAGCAAATCGTAGACCTGCTACTTTAATTGCTGGTGATACTACATTAGCACCTTCTGCTACGGGTACTGGCTTAATTAGTGGTGAAATCATTGGTGTAGATACATCATTATATCCTGCAGGAACAATTGTTTATTTAGGAATAAATGGAGGATGGACACCAACAAGACCATCAGGTTCTGCTAACTCGGTTCAGACATTAGGAGTTATTACTCGTTCTTCTAACAATGGTAGAGGAATCATCTTTAACCAAGTTGGAAATAACTTACCAAACATTCAAGAAGGATACTTGTGGGTAGGTGATTCTAATGGAGTACCAACTCAGATAGCATCTTCTTCTTTATTTGATGCAAATACATCAGGTACATCTGGTACTGGTGGAACATCAGGAACTGATGGAACTTCCGGTATAGACGGAACAAACGGAACAGCAGGAACAAGCGGAGTAGATGGAACTAATGGTACTGGGGGTACTTCAGGAATTGATGGTACAAATGGTACGGCTGGTACATCTGGCATAGATGGTACAAACGGAACAGCAGGGACAAGTGGTGTAGACGGAACCAATGGTTCAGCTGGTACATCCGGTGTAGATGGTACAAACGGAACTGCTGGAACATCAGGTGTGGATGGAACTAATGGTACTGCTGGAAGTGGTGGTACATCCGGCACATCAGGTAATACGGCTGATGCATTCCCATTCACAGGTAGTGCTCAAATCACAGGTAGTATTATCTTAACTGGTAGCTTAGATGTTGAAGTTGGTAAAGACCAACAAATCGTATTCACTCAAGACCAAGCAAATCAAGCAACTAATACTCCTGTTGTAAGAATAAATGTTGATGGTTCACCAGCGGTAAACAAAGGTGCTGGTTTATGGATTGTATCCAATAGAGGAACTACTCCTGATACCGGATTGTTTAGAGTTGTAGGTAATATATCAACAACTGATTTCCTTTCAGTTAGAAACGATGGTTTGACTACCATTGAAGGTGAATTAAAAGTAACTGGTAGTACAAGCATAAGTGGAAGTATCACAATCACCACAGGTTCGTTCTCTGGCTCAGTAGTTGATAACATTGGTGATATATACACATCAGTAGATAGAATTGAACATATCGTAACCCTTACACAAGCGGAATACGATGGTTTGGGTTCAGTAGATGCAAATACCTTATATGTAATCTCCGGCTCTGTTGTAGATGAAGCAACAGGTTTCCCATTTACTGGTAGTGCTCAAATCACTGGTAGTTTAGGTGTAACTGGTAGTATTTCTTTATCTTTGGATACCTACTCAGGTTCGGTGGTGGACAACATTACCGATACATACACCGATGTGGGTAGAGTAAACCACGTTGTAACATTGGATTCAGCATCATATGCAGCATTAGGAACAAAAGACCCAAATACATTATATATCGTATCTGGCTCAACTGCAACCACAGGTTCAACAGGCCCTGCTGGTACATCGGGTACTTCTGGTGTTGATGGAACTAACGGAACGGCAGGTAGTGGAGGAACTTCGGGAACTTCGGGTAATACAACCATCTTAGCAATTGCAAAAGATAGTGTTGAAATCGCTGATGCATCAACATTAAACTTTACAGGTAGTGCTGTGACTGTGACTGATGCTGGTGGTGGAACTGTGACTGTTGAGATTGATGCTGCTGGTGGAGGTGGAAGTGGATTCCCATTTGTTGGTAAAGCTGAAGTAACGGGCTCGGTAGATGTAAGTGGAAGTTATTTTATTACATCTGGCTCTTACACCGGTTCATTAGTAGATAATGTATCCCCAACCTATGGTGGTGTTCCATCCGTAAAGCATGTGGTAGCAATTACATCAGCATCTTACGCAGCGTTGGGTACTAAAGACCCTAACACACTCTATGTTGTATCTGGCTCAGCAATCACTGGTAGTATGGTGACTGTAGATACATTCCCATACTCAGGTTCAGCACAAATTACAGGTAGTGTAGGAATCACAGGTTCTCTCAAAGGAAATCACGTGAATATGAGTATTGTTTCTACAACTGCATCTATGGATGTGAGTGCTGGAAACTTCTTTGTATTACAATTGGTAAGTGGAGATACACACATCACAGCAGAGAATGTTCAGGGTTCTCAAACTGTGAATATGTTGGTTAAATCAGTAAGTGGAGCAACTGTATCGTTTGGTCCGAACATCTTACAACCATCGGGCTCGTTCTTTACTGCATCATCAGCAACTGCGGAGGATGTTCTTACATTCATCGCATTTGATACAACCTCATTGTACTTAGTAGGATTAAATAATTTCCAATAATATGTTTACACCATTTGCATTTAGAAGCGTTAAAATAGAAGAAGTACCTGCTCCACCGAGTTGGACTCCTGCTGATTTTTCTAACATCAAAGCATGGTGGAAAGCAGATTATGGTATAACAATGAGTACAACCGATACTTCAAAAGTTCAAAGGTGGGATGATTATATAAACGGATACCCCGTAACTCAATCATTTGACTCTAACCCCAATCTAACAGCCGTAGAACGAAGTCCAAGTACAGCATCAGCATATTCTGATTTGAATAATCAACCTATTGTAAGATTTGGTATAACTACAAATGCAACTTATCCAAATGGAGCTCCCCAGTATTTGAACTCTACTGGCTCATTCCCAGCATTGAGTAGTGAATCCTACACTCAAATCATTATATGTGATTATATAGGCTCAAAAACAACAGGAGAATCGTTTTCAGCACCAATTATTGGACATTCTGATGGTAATTCAGTAAAAAGGATTTGGTTTGATAGACAATTTTCTGATGGTGATATGAGAAATGTTGTGGGATTGGGTGCAGCTTCTATTCAAGTTGTAGATACAAATACAAACCTAACATTAGGTACTGAATATGTACTATGGCAACAATACCAAGCTGCAAGTGCGGACACTTATACTGGAAACAATACAACTACAGGAAGTTTGAGATATAATGGAAGTGTAACAAACGATACATGGGCTGGAACAACCATATTTGGTATAAATGGATTTATGACAGGAACATCAAATGTTGGTTCATTGGTAAACACCAGAGCAAACGATATGGCTGTTGCTGAAGTAATCCTAATTTATGGTGAGCCATCAGCAAGTGAGTGGGCGCAATTTAAAGATTATGTATCTACAAAATACGGAATAACAATAAGTTGATATGGGAGAGGTAAGTGAAAGAATATATTTAGGAGATTTTGAGGTATTTGGACTTTACGATAATAAGTTAATTGGATTAAATCCATATAGTGAAGCAGTAGCGCCATCTGTATCATATCAATTCAGATTTGACCCATTTTCATCTTCATTGTTCCTTGCTGTACCAGGTTCAGAGTTTACTGATTTGGGAATGGCAGAACCATTGCAAGATGTAAGTTCTTTGATTAGTGGAGTTGGAAGCAATGTAAGTTTAGTATCTACAGGTAGTGGTGAATTATATGCATCATCTTCAGTATTGAATTATAGTGGAAGTAATTGGGTTGATGAAGGCTATTCAACTGCATTAGTAACGGCAAACCAAAAGAACTTAGGAGCTTTACCTTGGACATCTATCAATATGGGTAATACTGACTTTGTTGTTGAAGGATATATTGCACCTGTTGCTCCTGATTGGGGCTCTCCCCCATACCAATTACACATATTTGGTGAACCCGGTGGAGATGCTTTATTATTACAATGGAGTACTGGAACTACATTAAGATACTATATGAATGGTTCTGCAACTACATTTAGTTTGACAGATACATTAGACAATTATTACCATTTTGCTTTTGTAAGAAGTGGAACTAACAAATACATTTATGTAAATGGAACAAGGGTGGCTACTGGAACATTTAGTGGTGATTTTGGAACTGAAAACTATTGCTCTATTTTAGGATATGATGGTGTAAACGATGCGGTTGGTAAATTAGTTCAGGACTTTAGGGTTTATGTTGGAACTGATAAAGGATATAGATTCTCAACTATACCAACACCATTAAGTGTAGTAGAAAAACAAGCAACTGGTATTGTATCGGGTGGATTACAAATGTATATAGATGCAGGTAATGCCGCATCTTACCCTGGAAGTGGAACTACATGGTCTGATTTGAGTGGAAATGGAAATGATGCAACATTGGTAAACTCTCCAACACATACATCAGGAGATAGTGGTTATTTCCAATTAAATGGTAGTAACCAATATGTTAGATTACCAATTGGATTAAATCAGAGTGGTAATACATTTATGATTATTGCTAAATCTACTGCTGGTAGTAAAGCACACACTACTATGATGACAACTTTGTTGACTGGAACAACAACATCATCTACTCCATATAGAGATTTGACATGGAATACTACTGCATGTGGAACATATTCTTATTTAACATCTCCTGGTGTTGCTGATATAGCAGCATCATACAATCTAAACCAATGGTATTCATTTGTAATTACTGAAGCTGATTGTACCCAAAATGGATACTTTGATGGAACTGAAACCATTACTGATAGAGCATTGGATGCAAGTGGAGCTGGTGAAAACCAACAAATTACAGTTGGAACTGGTTATTGGGGTTACTCAAATATGCAAGTTGCAGCTGTGTTGATTTATGATAGGAAATTAAGCCCATCAGAAATCCAACAAAACTTAGATATATTTACCGCAAGATACTAAAATGATTACATACGCAATAATAACTGAAGATTATAAATGTGTTGATATAATCACCATTGAAAATAAAAATACATTGGATGGTTATGTATTACCAAACGGGTCTGTAAATCTTATACCATCTACAAAATGGAATAATGAAGGTGGAATTGGGTTGTATTTTGATGGTTTGACAAATACATTCCAATCAGAACCAATTGTAATAGAAGAACCAATAATGGACCAAAATAACATACCACAATAAGATATGGCAACGATAAAATTAGGAAATAAAACATTAGGTAGTATAGCATTCGGTGGTACAAAGCTGGGTGATGCTAGAACATTGGCTAAAAATCCAATCTTTAGAACACAAGCCTTTAAGAACCACGGAAACAAACAAATCATCTATTCTACACCTCCTATATCGGTGCCTGAAGAACCAACTACGAATTGGTTGTTAAATAATGGAGTATGGAATGATACAGGTGTATGGGATGATACACAAAATTGGACAGAATAAAAGAAAAAGAAATGAGTGTAAATAGTATAGATAATTTAGAATCAGCAGCATCTATTAGAGCAAAGTTGAACGAATTGATTACAATCGTAAACTATTATTCATCATCACAATGGCCTGAAGGACCTGGTGGTGGAGGTGGAGACCCTTACACCCCTCCTCCCGGTGGTGGTTATTCATCCGTTACTATTTACGATAGTGATGGTGCAATACCATATCCAGTTGGACACGATACCATTATGGGAGCATGTGGGGCTTATCCTGGCGCTCCTAAAACAATCTATTACTCAAAGGGTGGAGCAAATGTAGGAGCTTCTATTGAGGTTGGAGATAGTGTATGGGTGGATGATGCTGGCAATGCTGCATTACCATCTCTAAAGTGGTATGGTTATCAGGACTATGGTATGAATAAAGCATTTTATGTAAGTGCTGGTACTGTTTCTGAAATCCAAATGTGTGCATAAGATATGGGAGATATAGGAACACAATACTTTTTAGGAAACGAAGAAATCATCAACTCATATGTTGGTGATACTCCTATTATTATAAACCCATTTGTTCCACCACCATACCCTATTCCATTGGATGGGCTAGTAATGTTTTTAGATGGTCAAAAAAATGTAGATACATCATCTGGTTATTGGTATAACTCTTATGGTGGTAATGTAACAGCATCTTTATTTGGTTCTCCAACTTGGGACTCGGGTACTGGTGTTTTATCTTTTACTCATCAACAAGGATTTGAAACAAAACCAACGCCCGGAGCAATTGACTTAACATATACGCCAGAATATACAGTTATTTATTCAGGTAGATATACAGGAGCAATAACTGATAAACATGGTAGAATTTTGGTAAGTTTATCAAATACAGGTCCAACCAATTTATTACGAAATTGGTCTTTGGGTAATTATTCCGGCTCTTACGCTGGATTACCTGGAGTTGGACCTGCATATATTGCACCAGACCCCGTTGTTGGTAAGTTTGTATTTCAACCATCTGGAAGCTATGACACTAATTGGAGGATTTTTGCAGCAACCGCAGAATGGAACGACATACCAGGTGTACACGACCCAAGAACTCAAAGTTTGTACTTAAATGGAGAGTTTATAACATCATCAGTAACATCTAGCGTATATCCAGCTGGTCCATATGGAGTTGGAGTAAATACCGGCTCTTATACGGATGGTATAGTTGGTAGTAGTGTTTATGAAAACTCAAATTGTGAAGTAGCGGATATACTAATTTACAATAAATTATTAAATGCTGATGAAATCTTATCAGCATCTTTATTTTTAGCTAATAGAGTTGGAATATAAAAAATCACTACAAAAGTGATAAACATTGTTATAACATTAAACTATAAAAACATATTATAATATGAACGCAAATAGTGTATTAAACAAAATCGTAACTTTACTCACAAAAGAGGAAGTTAAGATGACTTACGCTAAGTTAGAAGATGGAACTATTGTTGAGTCTCCAACTTTTGATGTAGGCGAGCCAGTTGAGGTAGTAACCGAAGACGGCAAAACTCCAGCTCCTAACGGCGAGCACAACCTTTTCCTCAAAGATGAGGAAGGTAATGAAGTTCATATCAGAGTAATTACTGAAGATGGCGTTATCGTTGAAAGAGAGAATGTGGAGGAAATGGAAGAAGAAATCGTAAAAGTTGATTCTGAAGTTGAAGAGAAAGTTGTTGAAGAGATGGCTGAAGAAACTTTAGAGCCAGAACCACTTCCAGGCGAACCAGGATATGAGGAAATGAAGGTTAAGATGGAAGATTACGGTAAGAAAATGGAAGAGATGGCTTATCGCATTGAAGAAATGGAAAAAGCTATCGCTAAAATGCAAGAAGTTGAGATTGAAATTGGTGAAGAAGAAGAGGATGAAGAAGAAGTTTCTCCGATGAATGGCGCACCAGTAGAGATGTCAAAAGTTAGCGTAAAATTAAACAAGTCCAAGAGCATCAGAAACCCTCAATCATCGTTCTTGGCAAAATTATATAACTAATTAAAAACAAAAACAATGAGAAAATTACAGAAATTTGCTCAGCCTTCTATCACTAGCACATACGCTGGCGAATTTGCGGGTAAGTATATTGCAGCAGCTTTGTTGTCTGCAAGAACATTGGACAATAACTACATTACTATTGTTCCTAATGTAAAGTATAAGCAAGTAATTCAGAGAGTTGATGTTGACTCAATCGTTAACGATGCTTCTTGTGATTTCACTACTTCTGGTACTGTAGCATTAACTGAAAGAATCCTTGAGCCAAAAGAGCTTCAGGTAAACTTGGAATTGTGTAAGCAAAACTTCGTAGCATCTTGGGAAGCTCTTCAATTGGGCTACTCTGCATTTGATGAAGTTCCTGCTACATTCACCGATTACTTGGTATCTTATGTAGGTGGTAAGGTAGCTGAAGCTACTGAAACTTCTATCTGGACTGGTGCAGCAGCAACTAACGGTCAGTTCAAAGGTTTACTTCCAGTAATCTCTGCATCTGCAGCAACTGCAGGAGCATCTGATGCAATCCAATCTTCTGCATCTGGCTCTATCACTTCAGCTAACGTGTTGGATAAGTTATCAGCATTGGTTGACGCTATCCCAGCAGCAGTTTATGGTAAGGAAGACTTGACCATCTATGTAGCAACTAACGTGGCTAAGGCATACCAACAAGCTTTGGCTGGTGGTGCGCAAGGTGCTAATGGATGGAACAACCAAATGAACGTGGGTGAGAAGCCAATGAACTTCAATGGTATTGAGTTGGCACTTTGCCCAGGTATGACTGACTCTTACGCTGTAGCAGCTCAAAAATCAAACTTGTTCTTCGGTACTGGTTTGATGAACGACTACAACGAAGTGCGTATCTTAGACATGGCAGATTTGGATGGTTCACAGAACTTCAGAGTAATCATGAGATACACTGCGGATACACAAGTAGGTATCCTTTCTGATGTGGCTATTCACATCCCATCAGTATAAACCAATTAGAGGATTAAAGGGAGGGGTAACACCCTCCCCCAAACTCTTTTACAACTTTAACTAATAAAAAAATAAACTATTATGGCATGTGATTTAACAGCAGGTAGACAAGAAGTGTGTAAAGAGTCCGTTGGTGGTTTAGCTGGTGTGTATTTCGTAAACTTCCAAACTGGTTCATTCAGCAAAGACGGTTCAGGTCTTGTTGATGGCTTTCCAACCAGTGGAATGAACGCATACTACTACGAATTGAAGGGAACTTCAAATTATCAAGAGACCGTAAATACTTCAAGAGAAAACGGCACTACATTCTTCTCACAAGAATTGGTTCTTAACTTGAAGAAGCTTACAAATGAGATGACTACTCAATTGAAGTTGATGGCTTGGTCAAGACCTCAAATCTTTGTTCACACAATGCAGGGTGATACCTTGTTAGTAGGTGAAAGAGAAGGAGCTGATTTGACCGCTGGAACAATTCAAACAGGAGCAGGACTCGGAGACCTTTACGGTTATGCTGTGACCTTCACCGGACAAGAACAATTCCCAGCATCATTCGTTAGTGGAAGCACATTTGGTGACCCATTTGGAGCGGCAGGCTTTACAAATGCACCGACTATCGTATACGGATAATTCTCCCAAAGAAACCCGTATTTTTTATCTATCATACAACAGGGAAGCCCACCATTCGGTGGGTTTTCTTTTTATATAATACACACCCCCTCCGCTCATGCGAAAAAGGTGTGTTTCTTATTTTGTTATACAAATATACGAAATAAATCTTAAATGGCCAAATTTATTCTTTGTATTTCCAAATAAATCCTTGAGATTTATTTATTTTGTTATTACAGCATGCATATATCCCTGATTTTTGCAATCCAAGTTCATCTACTATTTCGGCAAATCCACCCCATTCTTTAATAAAATTATCATCTAAATCATAATGCATTACAGGTCTCATTCTTTTACGAGCAGATTTTTTCATTTTATTAAGAGTTTCATCAGAAAATCCATGTCCCATTTGGCTTTCAGACATTTTTCTTTTAGTTTCTTCTGATAATTCTCTACCGATTAAAGTTTTACTTATTTTTTCTTTATGCTCTTTTGATTTTTCATATCCTTTTTGAAGAATAGATAAATTATCCCAGTGATTATTTTTTCTACACCATTCAATCATTTTTGGATGAGATGTATCTCCACCAATTTTACCATTCTTACTTCTTTCTTCATCAGTAAGCCCGTAAAAACCTTTTTTTTCTTTTTTAAGAGTTTTTTGAGCTTTAACTCCACCAAGAGCAGCTCTTTCAGAATTTTGTTGTAGTTGAGCATCAGTCCTATTATCCAAACGAGAGGACTGATACTCTTCTAACATTTTTCTAATCTCTTCAGGGCTCATTATTTGTATTGAGAAATATTAAGAAACTTAGAACTATTCCACACATCCAAATAATCATCAGGATTCAACATCATTTCTTGTGCTAACCCTTCATACAATCGGAAAGATTTTGATTTAAGTTTATCAAAGTTTTCCCAAGCAAACTTAACCATTTGTTGTCTTTGCTCCAATGTAAACTCAAACTGACCTTCTCCGAAATAAGGAGCTTCCAAAATACGATGCGCAACATATCCCCAGTTTTCTTCCCAAGCATCAAAGTTAATATGATAGTTGTTCATACGGTCTGCAACTGCTGCCATATCTACCATTTTTTGTGAAGTTGGACCTGGCTTCAAATCCTGCCTCATTGCAGCCTCATCTGCTGATGGGAGTTTCACATTGGAAGCGATGATAAAATGAATATTGTGAGTTGGAACACTAAATCCTTCTCCATATTTCATCTTAAACTTATTAACTGCATCTTTCATTGGTT